CTTCTCAAAAGTCATACTTTGCATGAACTGAAGAGGGAACTCTCCAGATGTTCACATGTTGTTCGAACAGCCGTCTATGTCGAAGAACCAACAGTACCAGTACAAAAGGAGATCTCATGGAAAACGTTCTGCGTGTTCGGCGTAATTCTAATGACGGCAGTGTTCACCGTTATGGCGTTCTTTCTGATGGTGAGAAGGAATGGGAACTCGGATTCCTTGAACACCTTTCGGAAATCGAATGCTACCGGATGGCAGTCGGATTCGCACGCCGAGTGAGAAATCTCGCCGTGACCAAAACCACCTCTGACGGCTATCATTACAAGATGCCTGCTTACTTGCAGGAGATGGACCTCGTGACCTGCTGCAAAGAACTGGAAGACCTCGAACTCACTTTTGCTCTGAAAGGATGCGACGCATGAAGCCACTTGATTTAAACGAAGACGTCAGAAATACCGTAGACGCCTATGGAAAACTTAGGCGGGCGTTTAAAGCTAATGAAGAACAGAGTTTCTCCGAAGAACTCGATAAGCTCAAAGAAAAATTCAAAGAGGCCATCGAAAAGATGGCGAAGATGTTCTCCAGAGTGAGACCGGAAGCCCCATGGTGGTATTGGTTCCGCCGCGGAGAAGACGTGTTCATCCTGAAAGTCGTCCAGGACGGGAGTGGGAAATTCTGGACCAACGAAGGTCGTGGCGGATTGGAGTTGTTCGAATGGATGATTGCAGAACACGTTGTTGTACTCGGACCTGTCAAAGCTCTTGAGGTTGGTGATGATTGAAATGCACGATGTTTGCCGAGAGTTTTTGGAGCTGCTTCAAAAACAGATTGACGGGCGCATCAACATCAAAAGGAAAGAACGCAGCCGGTGGTGGCAAGTCCTCCCAGAACCGTTCTTGTCCCTCAATACCACCCTCGGGTGGACCCTTTGGTTGCGACCCAGCTCAAAAGTCTTGAACAATCCAGCGAACGGACTCGCCCTGCTCGTGCATGAAGCGGAACACTGGAGGCAGAGAAAAATCCTCGGAAGACTTGAATTCCTTTTCAAGTATCTCCGGAAATCCTCCAGGTTGGAGCTTGAGGTCTCTTCCTATTCCATCGAATGGGCGTATACCCGATACATACTGCTGAGAGAACTTCCGAATCAGGTTGATTTAAATGGGACTTATAGACTACAATACGCCGAGAGACTAGTTACCATACTTAGTCGAGCACCTTACTACTTAAGGTATTCTTCGAGAAAGCAGATGCTTAAAATAGTGCTAAATGCAATGGAAAGAAAAGAGAAAGAAATCAATATCCCTAAAGGTACGACACTCCTAATAGCGGCAAAAATTTGTACGGGGTTGGAATGAGACAGAAAAAAGAATTCTTTATGGATATGCTGAGAATCGAAGACGCACTTCGACAGCTAGTACGAAATCCCGACATGAAGAATTCTTTGAAAGATATGTGCATCCTCCAGAGGATGTTCGAAGAGCTTCCACTCGATAAGCAACAACTCCTAACGGTAAGGCACTACGATGCAATGTGCATCTTTAAGGCGTGGGCGCATGGAGAAGAAGAACCGAAGGATAGTGCCTTTAAAAAGGCGACCTGACTTGACGGAAGTCGTCCAGCTTTGCCTGGAGGCTCTTGTCAAATGGGAAGCCGGTGACTCCGCAGAAGACTTGAACATGGCTCTGTCAGAACTGAAAGACCATGATGTGAGCATCAAAACGGTTGAACGGTCGGATGCTTTTGAAGATTCGATTAATTTATTTCTTACAGATGGAACGGCCTATCGTATTTCTGCGAAGCGAGTAGATAACAATTTTCGGTAGTAACGGCTAATTTCGGCTATACTATAATTGGAAGGCGGCAGAATAAAATGTGATACGGCTAGTTCAACACGAGGAGACCAGATAATGGTTGCCGCAATGATATTGCTGACTCTAGTTGGGGTAGTAGCTCTAATACTAGTGTCGATACTGACTGCGATATCAGAGGAGATACTCCCCAAGTTGATTCGAGTATTTCATTCCCACATATGGAGATTTAAAATTCGACTTATACAATGGCGACTTCGACGAAAAATGAAACGGGAATCTAAGTAAGTCTTTCCACACAAAGCAGAGGTCATAATGAGGATAGGATTCGTTGGAAGCTCCAAAATAGGGTCCTGGACAGAAACCTATTACAACAATGTCGAAGGTGAATTGAGAGAACTTGGACAGACCGTATACTGCTACAATTCAAAGTATGATTTGAAAGAAATACGAGATATCCCAGATTGCCTGTTACTGATGGGAGATACTGATTACGGGTATAAGGCTTGGCTTAACTATGCAGAGCGTGTTGGGATACCTGTATTCGCTCACCATCACGGTGGTCCAGAATTGTTCGGGTTCTGTGACTGGCCCGACCAAGAGGATTTTTATAAGTCCTTTTCAGAAGACTTGAGGAAAGAGAGATTCGCCGGAATCTTCTTCAATACTGCACATTCTCTTCGAAAATTTTGGTTTTTTTATAAGGATTTTGACATCTCAAAGTGTCATGTGGTTGGTTTTCCTATAAGACAAAGTTTGTATAGAATGACTCCGATAGATAAGAAGGATACTTTAGTGGTTGTTCCTGGGAGAATAGCTAATGATAGGCAACCATTAATATCTATGAAGGCACTAGAGTTCATGCGTGAGGAGGTAATTTTCGCCGCAGGAATTAATCCAAATATGAATATCGGGTTAGGACCGGAGAAAGAATACCTTAATACGTTAAGACAAGCCGGATTTAAAGTTACTTATTATGCAAGGAATGACTATGTTAGGTTATTAAAGAAGGCGACGGTGGTATTCAGTGCCTCATTAAGGGACACTTTGAACACCTCGATAGTAGAAGGCATAATGGCCGGTGCATATCCAGTTGCTCCTGATATGGAACCTTTTAATGAGTATATACCCAAAGAAAATTTGTATAAGCCTTATGATGTTGATGAAGCTTTCAAGAAAGTTTGCTATTTTATCAATAAGACCGAGCCCTTCAATCTTCCCAGTATCAAAGAGTTCGATTCTAAGGTTGTACTTAGAAAAATGGTTGATATTATAAAACAAAAGATTGACTAATCCCCTTGTGAGCCCCTAAGTCTACTCATATAATAATCTGTAGCTATGAAATTCACACACAAAGTGTGAAAAAGGAGTAGATATGTCAGAGATACAGAATACAGAAACCATAATAAACACAGCACCAAACACAGAAGTCGTAGCCGTAGAAAAGAAAGAGAGGAAAAAGAAGGATGTCTCGGGCGGATTCAGAAGCTATGCAACAGTCAATCCTTTTAATGATGAGGTCGTTGTAAAGAGATTCCGCGAGACAGAAACGCCATTTGGTGTTGTTTTTGTAAAGTATTTGGAAGGAACTCCCGAAAGAAGTAAATTCGCAGAGTTTGCTGACGGCAGTTCTGTGTGGACTTGGACTACACAACAGAAACGTTTTGATTCAACGATAGCAATTCTTTCCAGGGGTAAGGTGAAATTTATTGACAAGGACAATGTCAAGGGTCAGACGACAATTGCTGCCATGGCATTCGAACCCGAGATTGTAAAAGAGAAACGGGAACGAAAACCGAGGGTCGAAAAAGAGAAACAAGGAAATGAAATTCAAGAATTCACGGGGTTCAACAAGATGGACCCGACACAGCATGCCTTTGAGTTCTTCGGGTCTGAGGAGGAAGAGATTCCAACTGGAGAACCCGCAGAGGAAGTTCCCCAGGAGGCCACTGATAGTGAACAGCAACAATTTTCCGAAAGGAAAGATGCTGTGGAATACGCGAAAACTTTGGGATATTCCAAAAAACAAATCGGTGATTATGTAAGAAAAATTGACGGATTCTGGACAGTAGTTCAGAGTTAAATAGTCTCTTGTCTCCTCGTTGGTGTCCGCAGCTCTCCTTTTGATTGCCCTTGGAGTCCCCTCTGGCTCCAAGGGTTTTTTATTGCCATATTTATGTTAAAGTCTGGGCATGAAAATCGACACGCCACAGACACAAGACCAGATTAGGCAGTTAGAGAATCAAGTAGCTAATGACGTATCGGCGATACCTCAACGGGAGTTGACCAAGGAGGAACTCTCGAAACTCTCCGATATGGTTATGGCGTATGCCCAGGATATGACTGGGATAAACCTCTATCCATATGAAGCTGAGTTTGGATGGAGAATCGTATATTCTCTACTCTGCGAAGACGCCGAAGAGGTAACCGCTCTATTCGCTAGGCAAATGGGAAAGTGCCTCGGAGAAGGTACCCCAGCTCTCATGTTCGACGGGACGATCAAGCCCGTAGAAGAGGTCAGAGAGGGTGATTTTCTGATGGGAGATGACTCTACCCTCAGAAAAGTTCTATCTACAACCTCGGGTGAGTCGGAGTTGTATTCTGTTAATCCAAACAACGGATACCATGAGTCCTATATAGTTAACGATTCCCATATCCTTTCTTTGATTGATAGAAGAAAGGGAGTAGTAGATGTTCCTGTTTCAAAGATACTCAAGCTAAAAAATCCAAGTTCCGTCTATTCCGGGTATAAAGTTCCAGTTGTTTTTGAGTATACTCCGGTCCCAGTGGACCCATATTGGTTCGGATTATGGCTTGGGGATGGCTCTAGTTATGATGTTGGGATAACTACTGCCGATAGCGAGATTGTTTCTTTTTTGAACGAGTATGCAGAATCTCTTGGGATGTCGGTTTCTGTATACTTAGAAAAAAATAAGTCAGACACTTATGCGATAACGAATAGGAATCCTAAAAGCTATAAAGAGAATCCTATAAGAAATTTTCTTAGGGATTTTGAACTAAGCGGACACGAGAGAAAACATATTCCGAATGTGTATAGGTGTAATTCAGACGAAGTTAGACTGAGTCTTCTTGCGGGGATTATAGATAGTGATGGGTCAAAACCAACCTGTGCTACGCAACAGAATAGCTGCGAGGTTACTTTTAAGGTAAGACGGCTAGCAGAAGATGTCCAATGGCTATGCAGGTCGCTTGGATTTAGAGCGGGAATCCACCCTAAAGTTGTAAAGGGGGTTACTTATTGGAAAATATGGATCTATGGGGAGCTGTGGAGAATTCCGACAAGGATAGAGCGAAAAAAATATTCCAAGGGGATTCTAAGAGAGAATCCTAGAACGTATGGCTTTACTATTAAGTCTGAGGGTTTTGGAAAGTATTATGGTTTTGAAATCGACGGGAATAAGAGATTTCTTCTGGGGGATTGCACCGTAACGCATAACACGGAGACTGTAGCCGTAACAGTCTGCGGATTGATGGTTTTGCTCCCGATTCTTGCGAAGAATTTACCTCAAGATTCTCGGATAAATAAGTTCGAAAAGGGGATATGGATAGGTATCTATGCCCCCGGCTACGAACAGGCGGGAATTCTATGGAACCGCATGAAAGTGCGGATGTATTCCAAAGAGGCGAAGACTGCGTTATTAGACCCGGATGTGAACATCGATCTGACTGAGTTGAGAGAGAATATGGTTCTTCCAAACGGGTCTTTTGTAGATTGTGGCACGGCGGCTCCCCAGTCTAACATTGAAGGAAAGACCTACCACCTAATCCTCCTAGAAGAAACCCAAGACATCCCCTCGGGCAAAATTAGAGCGTCAATCCATCCAATGGCGGCGGCTACGGCCGGAACCCTTGTGAAAATCGGGACTTGCAACAGAGTTCGCTCTGATTTTTACGACGCTTGCAGGCGAAATAAGCGTTCCGATGTGAGCGATGGGTCGGTACGGTCGAAGTTTAGACGGCATTATGAGTATGATTATACAGTCGGACAGAAGTACAACCCGAGATATCGGAAGTATATTGAGAAGGAAAAAGAGAGATTAGGGGAAGATTCTGACGATTTTAGAATGAAGTATAGACTTCATTGGTTGCTAGACCGAGGTATGTTCGTAAATCCAGAGCTATTTGATGAGTGCGGACTTAAAGAAAATGGCAATGATTTGTTTGTTATGACAGGAAGAGGGAGGAATATTAGAAAGATAGTGTTCTCAAGGTCTTCAAGTGCTGTGACTTATGATATTTCAACAGACGGAATCTTTGCGGCAATAGATGTTGGAAGAGAAAATTCGACAGTTGTAACTGTGGGAAAAGCTTTCATGGAAATGCCTATTAAGGTTGGTGATTCTGATAGATACCCAGTACACGTATTGAATTGGCTTGAGCTATACGGGGATAACCATGAAGCACAACACCCACAGATACTTGAGTTTCTAAAAAACTATAAAGTTTCGCAGGTTGTTATCGACGCAACCGGCAAGGGCGACCCCATCTACTCAAGATTGGCAGCCGACTTAGATACTTACAATATCCACGTAGAACCATTTATTTTTACGGCTGGTTCTAAGGATATTGGTTATAAAGTTTTTCTACAGGAACTCTCTGCAAAGAGATTCACCTTTCCAGCTGGTCCTCGAACTACTCGGCTTCTGAAGTGGCAGAAGTTTGTAAATCAGATGCACGATTTGGAAAAAGAGTGGCGTGGACAAACGATGGTAGTCCATAAGCCCAAAGAGGGAGATAATTGTTATGACGATTTTCCCGATTCAGCTATGCTTCTGTGCTGGGCAGTGAATGTCCAGGGGACAATGGAGATAGAGGAAACCGACAACCCCTTCCTAGGGAGAGCCGCTCGTTGGGCAAGAGCGGAGGCTCTCCAAAAAGCAGGTGCGTTCTATAAAAATGTAGTCGAGCCCAAACTACCCAGGAGGCCTCGACCAGGTCACAGCGGAAGGTGGGACTGATGCCGAGGTTGATTTCACCAGAGACTAGACAGAAAATATCCGAGTCATTGAAAATTTATCATGAGATAAAAAAGGCTCCATCTCCAGAAGAACAGAGGTCGAAGATGTTTATAGATGGATTCAAAGAAGCAACCGGAATTGAGGTTATAATTAGAAAGTATGATAGAGTTGTAACGGAAGAAAAGAACGCGCAGTCACGAACAGAGATACAAAATAACGCGCAAGAGGAGAGTAAGTGATGGCGTATGCGAATCCGTCCCCTAATGTAACAGTTGCTTTGTCAGATGCCTTTGAGGTTTTCTTTCAAGATGATGTAAATAGAACACATGCCAGAAGGATGACTTTCTATCGGCAGTGCTGGCTGTACTACTTGGGGAAACACTGGTCCTATCTGAGAGACCCCGGCGACCCAGTTATTACTCTGAACTATACAAGAAAGATTGTTGATTTACACACGGACTTCACTTTCGGAAAAGGTTTCGATGTTGTCATTCCTGACAATCCGGAGACGCAAGAAAATGAAACGGAGGACCGGGAATTCGTTCGGGCGGCGCTCGAAGAGGCCTGGAGGAAGAACAACAAGCAACTCTGGTGCTTAGAAGCCGGCCAACAAGGAGGCGTCACTGGAGACGTTTTCGCTCGGGTGTCATGGGAAAGGTCCGATCCTCTGGAAGACCCCTACCCGCGGGTGGACATCATCCCGAGCCACCTTGTCTTTCCAGAATTCGGGGGTCCTTTCGGTGTAGACCGAAAAAAAGTGACGCGGGCGATAATCATCACCCCGACGTATAGAGAGAGGGACTACGCGAAAACAAGAGGTCTCAATAAGGGTTTGAGCATGATGACCTCGGTAGATATGGTTCTCAAGGTCGAGGAGTGGATAGCGGCCGTTCTTGACCCACTGACCGGCGTTGTTGTTCGCCCATCGATCATACGGAACTACGAAAACAGGGAACTGATTTCGGAGAATGTAAACCCGCTGGGCGAAATTCCCCTGGTCCACATTCCAAATTACCCACTTTCCGGTGAGTATTACGGCATGTCCGACTTGGTGGACATCATGGATTTGAACAGGGAACTGAATGAGAAAATTACGGATATTTCAGATATCGTCAACTACCATGCGTCGCCGCAGACGGTGATTTACGGCGCGAAGCTGAAGGATTTGGAAAAAGGCGCGAATCGAACTTGGGCTCTTCCAGAAGGTGCGAAGGTCGAAAACTTGGAGTTGAAGGGAGACCTGGCCGCAGCCAACACGCACTTGGATGGATTGAAGAAGGCCCTGTTGGAGCTCTCGAATACGCCAGAGCAGGCTTTGGGGACTCAAAAATCACTGACGGTTCCCTCGGGTGTATCTCTTCAGATGATGTACCTTCCCATGATTCAAAAAAGAGACATAAAAGTTTTAACTTACGGATACGGTTTACGATTGATAAATCGACTGATGTTAAAGTTCATGGAGATAGCTGATGTAGATTTTTCTTCTAAATTAGGTGCGTTGAAGGGTAATAAATATAGAAATGAAGTTAATTTTGAAGACCCTTTACCGCAGGATGAGAGAAGACAACTTGAAATAACGAGAGAGAAACTTTCGTTGGGCATTTCTACTCGTAGAGTTGAGTTAGAGTCGATGGGATATTCGCAGCAGGAAACTAAAAAGATAATTGAAGAGGCCCGGGAAGATTTATCTGATGATGCTGAAGAAGGAGTTGCTTTTGATTATGGTCAAAAGCAAGGAGACGCTTTTTCCAAAGGCGGCTCTGATTCGACACGCGGAGAAAAAATAGGGCAGAACCAAATAGATAAAGCTTCCGGTACGATTTCTAAAGAACCAACTCAGCCAAAGGAAAAAAGCACAGAAGAAGAAGGAGAATAGGGTAAACAGGTCTTATAACTTGCAAAAAAGAATTGGCTAGTCTATTTTTTAAGAGTCAACAGTTCGATACAGAGTGGCTTGGTTTGATGGTCTCTCTTTCGATGCTGTAAAAGAAAACCAAGGAGGATCTAATGGGTACGAATTCTGCGGGAAGTGTGAGCAGTGGAAATGAAGGCAAGACGGATGATGGAGGGCGTGGAAGCAGCTCCTCTTTCAGCGTCACCAAAGAGCAACGAAAAACAGGCAAAACAGGTTCCGGTCCAACCAGTGCTCCTAACAGCACCAACCCAGACGTCGGGAAGACGGTCGTGAGTGATCCTCGTCTGGTGTAACAGGCGGTATCAATCCAAGTAATCGGAGGGCAGATGAGTAACAATTCAGATACACAATCGACATTGCAGGGCGACAACGGGCAACTCCTTGCCAGCGGTAGCCAAATAGCGGACTCAACATCGCATAGCCATGCCAGCGCCCAAAGCAAGGTTTACACTGACGAGCAAGTCAAGGAACTCCTCGAAAAGATTCGTTCGGATGAGAAGAATAAAGCCTTCGGAAAGCTCGAAGAGCTGAAGTCGGCAAAAGAGAAGTCGGAGAAGCAACTGGAGGAGTTGCAAGGCAAACTTTCGGCAACCTTGAGTGACCTCGATTCTGTGCGAAAAGGCAAGGCTTCTGAACTTGAGTCTGTGTCAAATGAAATAAAGGCTCTCAGAGAAAACAACGACAAGCTCAGTCTGATGGTTGAAAATACAGTCAACTCAGCCGCAGCCAAGATTCGTGAATTCGAAGTGAAGGCGTACCGGGAACGTCGAATTCGGGAGTCCGGGGTAAAGCTGGAAGAACTTGTCATTGGTCAATCTGAAACGGACATCGACGCTGCCATTGAGGTAACGAAGAAACGCGAGATGCAGCTTTTGGAGGAATACAAAAAAGAACTCCAAAAGCAAGCTGCCGCGGGTCTACCAACACCGCTGTCCCCAGACGGCGCGACGGGTCGAGGTCCATCTGCCGGTTTGACTCCTCAGAACAGGGAAGCTCTTGCTTCGTTAAAGGGTCCAGAGTACGAAAAGCGAAGAGCCCAATTGTTGAACGACGCTCTTGAAAAAGCTGGGCTGCATTACCCCAGCTAAAAAAGACTGAGGAGGTTTTCAGATGGCGAGTTACGTTGGCGTGTCGACTGCGGGGAACTATGTCGCTCTCCCGCAAGGAATTCTCGAAGTCCATTCCGCAGACATTCTCCACGAAGCGCAAGGCATCATGCGTTTCGAAGAGTTCGCGGTCAAGAAGACCGAGCTGTCGGCCCAGGCGGGACAGACGATCCTCATGACCCGGTACAACAACATCTCCCGCGGCGGTCAGCTGGCCGAACACACGGCGATGGTGGAGAAGAACATCACTGCTTCGCAGAAGGCGATTTCCATAACGGAATGGGGCAACGCCGTTTCCGTGTCGGAGAAGTACCTTCAAGCGTCCTTTTTGGACATCATGCGCGAGCAAGCTGTCCTTCTAGGTCGTGACTACGCAGTTGTGAACGATCTCATGTGTCGAGACGCACTGTGCCTCGGTTCGCAGATCGTGTGCGCCGGTAACCGCGTCAACTTCGCGGCTCTCGTTGGCGGAACGGACTATTTCGACGTGGAGATGATCCGCCAGGGCGTGGAAGTTCTTCAGACGAAGAACGCTCCGAAGTTCAACGGCGACTTTTATGTCTGCTTCATTCACCCACATCAGGCTGCGTATCTCAAGCGTGACCCGGATTGGGTTGCCGCGCAGAACTACAATCAGACTCGCGCTCTGTTCAACGGCGAACTCGGGCGTTGGGAAGACGTGATCTTCGTTGGAACAACGCACACGCGAAATGGCGCCGCTGGCACGAGCGATCCGGGTTATCTGGTGGCTTTCGATGGAACGGCAGTCGGCGGCGTGGCCGCGGACGTGTACGAGTCCATTCTGTTCGCGGATAGCGCCTACGGCAAAGCTACGGGGTTGCCCGTCGAGATGCGCGATGACGGCGTGAAGGACTTCGGTCGTCGTCACTCTCTTGCATGGTACGGAATCATGGGCACTGGCATTCTCGAAGACGATTTCGTCATTCGGTTGCAGAGCGTCTGATTCGTTGTAGGGTGGCCCTCGGAGAAGGGTGCGGTATCTCTTCTCCGAGGGTTCTCTCTAAAGGAGATGTCGTGGTTTACAAAAAAAAGAAGTCGCTTACATTGACGCAGGGTGTGGTCGAAGCGGATAAATATGAAACTCCAAAAGAGAATGAGCCTCTTCCAGAGGAAATTACGGACGACATGGTGGAGGAGTACCCAGAGCCTCAACGAGAAATCGTGCTGAACGCTCCGAAGGTCATTCCAGAGGTTAAGAAAGAGCCGAAGAAGGACGTTCGTATCGCGTATACAGCCGAAGTCGTGGATAAATTAGCCACAGCGAAGGCTACGAAAACCTGCAAGAAATTTGTTGGGAAGTGGGTTGATCTGAGAGCTGGAAAGACGATTACTGACGACAAAGCCGTGATTGCTCATTTACGGGCTCATGGACTTGTGGAGTAATAGAGTGTGGCAACACTATCCCAAATCATTGATAAAGTACGTAGG